TCCTGAAAAAGATCAAAGAATCAGATGGCCATGACCTGAACGGGACCGGCTTCGATGAACAGATGCTTTCGGCTCTTCTCATGGTCACGCGAACGAGAGACGAGATTGAAGACTTCGACGCCGCCGCCGAGTGGACCGGAATGCCCGAACACGACCCCGGCACGAAATCGTTTCGGCTAGTCATCCAGTTCATAAATGAAGATGACCGGATGGCATTTATGAAACACGCGAAAATCGACTCGGATCATTTATCAAGAGTGTTCACAACGGGAAAGACGCAGCCCGTTTGGTCTACTTGGTGGCCAGCAAAAAAGCGGAATGATCTTGCGGCGCTACGATTCGAGGAAGAGAACGATGGCGAAGAAGCTCCATCCTAAATATCCGATATTCATTCCGTCACTAGGGCGAGCGGATAAATGTTTCTCAGCCGAGATGTTCCTCAAGGATGATGTACCGTTTTCCCTCGTCGTACAGCCCGACCAAGTGAAAGCATACGCAGATGTCTACGGAATCGAAAGGCTCCTCGTACTACCGGAAGATGACAAGGGCTTGGTCTACGCCCGCCTCTGGATCAAAGATTATTCGGTAGCCCAGGGAGACGAACGCCACTGGCAGTTCGATGACGACGTCACCCAAATGAATCGGATCTACAAAGGGAATCGCATACCGTGCGCGTCGAACATCGCGATTTCTCTCATGGAAGAGTTTGTCGACCGATACGAAAACGTGGCGCTCGCATCTCCGAATTCTAACCTGCTAGTCATCTGCAACGGAACGACCGACGCACAACACCCGCCGTTCTACCTAAATCACAGATGCTATGGCGTCTTCTTGATGATGAACTCGCTCCCGAATCGGTGGCGGTTTCGCTATAATGAAGACACCGATATGACCTTGCAGGTTCTCGCAGACGGCTGGTGTACGATTCTCTTCAATCACTTCACGATGTCTACGCCCGAAACGATGACGCACGGCGGCGGACAGACGGACTTCTACCTCGCTGACGGGCGCTTGCGTATGTCGCGTGACCTCGAACGGGTCTGGCCGGGTGTCGTTACAACCAAGCGGCGTTTCGGTAGACCTCAACATATCGTCAAAGACTCGTGGCGCAGGTTCGACAATAAGCTCATCAAGAAAAAAGGCCTGAAGATCAAACCCGGCAACGATGAACACGGCATGGTTCTCAAAGCAAAGAGACCAATCGAGGATAACTCGAAGCAAATGCAGGATCTTTTCAAAGAGAGCCGAAAGACCAAGAGAACCACCCCATGAGCAACAAACACCCCTTGAGATGTACCGCAAGGTCGAAACGGACCGGAGAACAATGCGGCGCGAAGCCGATGCGCGGAAAGACGGTCTGCTATCACCACGGCGGTAAGTCGCTCGCTGGCAGAGATTCACCATCGTTCAAGACGGGCCGCTTCTCGAAGTATCTGCCTGACCGACTGGCCGAGAAGTACCAAGAGGCTCTATCCGACCCGGAACTCATCAGCCTGAATAATGAACTTGCTTTGGTGGATTCTCAGTTGACGACTCAGCTAGAGCAGTGGCACGAAACCGGGATGAACAGCGGCGGGTGGGAACGGGCGCGGAACCTGTTTCGAGACTTTCGCCGTCACACCAACGCAGGGGAACACGCTCGTGCGCTCGATGATCTGGAATCGTTACGAATCCTGCTCGACGAAGCCAATGAGAACGTCACCGCATGGAAGTTCGTTGGAGAGTTGATCGAGCAACGGCGGCGGCTGGTGGAGACGGAGCGCAAGCGGTTGAGTGACGAGGACCATGCCGTTGCGATCGACAAACTCGTTTTATTCATGGCCGCGCTCCTCGACATCATCCGCCGACGGATTCCGGATGAGCAGATCCAGCGGGAGATCGCCAACGACGTTCGAGTGCTCATGGCCGGAACCACGAAACAGGAGGACCCGAATTGATCACCGGCGCCCTGTCGAAGACTCTCGATGACGTGCTCTGCGCCGGTCTGGACCCCGTGCCGATGGAGCTCCCGGCGCACCCGCAACCCGGACCGCAGACGGCCCTCATCGAGTGCGGCGCTGACGAGGTGTTCTATGGCGGGGCGAAGTACGGCGGCAAGTCGTTCGGGATGCTCCTCGACTACATGCACCATCAGCAACGGTGGCGCAGCGGGGCGAGGGGGATTCTCTTTCGCCGCCAGTTCGCCGACCTCGACGACATCATCGACGTGAGCCGCACCCTCTACCCGTTCATCGGCGGGGCCTGGCGGAAGGACACCTGGCACTTCGACACCGGCGGGTTCCTGAAGTTCCGCTACCTCAAGAACGATGCCGATGCCGCGAAGTATCAGGGTCACTCGTACACCTGGGTAGGTGTGGAGGAGGCCGGCACGTACGCGAGCTTCGACCCGATCAAAAAGCTCAAGGCGTCGCTCCGCTCACCGGTCGGCGTCAAGGTCCGGTTCCTCCTCAACGCGAACCCCGGCGGCCCCGGCCACAACTGGCTGAAGGCCCGGTACATCGACCCCGCCCCGCCGAACGAGCCTATCACCGAGGTCGATCCCGGCACCGGTCTCGAATGGACACGGATCTTCATCCCCGCGAAGTACAGTGACAACCCGGCTGGCATGGCGGAGGACCCCGGCTACATCTTCCGGGTCAAGCAGTCCGGTGACGAGTGGCTGGTGCGAGCGTGGCTCGACGGCGATTGGAACATCGTTGCCGGCGGAATGTTCGACGACCTCTTCATCCCCGGCCGCTACGAGCGAATCGTGGTTCCGCCGTTCAAGGTGCCCCCGGACTGGCTCATCTCCCGGTCGTTCGACTGGGGATCAACGGCGCCGTTCTCCGTCGGGTGGTGGGCCGAGTCGGACGGGCGCCCGGTCACGACGACCCCGACCAACGGCGACAGACCGAAGGAGATCGTCTTCCCGGCGCGATCGAAAATCCGGCTCGCGGAGTGGTACGGCGCGAACCCTGACCGCGAGAACCATCCGAATAAAGGGATCGAAATGCTTGCGGAAGACATCGCTCGTGGTATCCTCGAACGAGAGCACTCGATGTTCCCAGACCGATCCGTCGTGCCGGGTGCTGCCGATTCCGCGATCTACGCCACGGTCGGCACCAAGGGGTCACGCTCCATCGCAGATGAGATGGCCGATGCCGGGGTCGCCTGGGTCCCGTCCGCGAAGGGCGCCGGCAGCCGGGTCCACGGGTGGCAGATTCTCCGCCGGCTGCTCACCGCCGCCGCCGAGGGCCGCGACTCACCGGGCTTGTTCATCGTCGAGCCTACGAATCGTGACTTTCTCCGGACCCTGCCGACCCTCCCACGCAATCAAGCCAACCTCGAAGACGTTGACAGTGCGGCCGAAGACCACGGACCGGATGAGGCCCGCTATTTTTGCACGATCCCGGTTCACGGCTACACTACCGGCCACTGGAGGATCTAGATGCAGATCGACCCGAAAGACCCAGCGAAGCGCAGCCCCGATTACACCGAAGGCGAGATCAAGCGCAAGCCCTGCCGCGATCTCATGGGCGGAACGCGAGCGATGCGCGAGGCCGGCACGGAGTACCTACCGAAAGAGGTCGAGGAGGAGGACGCGGACTACAACATTCGCCTCGACCGGACGTTCCTCTACAACGGTTTCAGGCGCACGGTCTACAACATGAGCGGCCGGGTGTTCGACAAGCCGGTTATCGCCACCGGTCACGACCGCTACGAGGAGTGGAGCTGGAACGTCACGAACGACGGCCGGAACCTGACCACCTTCGCTCGCGACCTGTTCCTCACCGGCCTCTCGGAAGGGCTGACGTTCCTCCTCGCGGACTACCCGGACGTGATCCCACCGGAGGATCGCGCCAGCCAGATCGCCGCGGGCCTTAGCCCGTACCTCGTCGAGATTGAACCCAAGGACCTGATCTATTGGGAGTTCACGACGGAGAACAGTCGGCCCGTTTTGAGCGAGGTGCGGTTCATCGAGTCCTACGTGGACGACGAGACCAATGCCCGCAGGGAGCAGGTGAAGATCATCCAGCTCGTGGACGGCAAGGTCGAGTGGTCGGTCTACCGCACGGCGGACGACAATGCGACCACCTGGGAGCTGTACTCCGAGCCGCGAGTTATGAAGCCGATGAAGCGCATTCCGGTCATCCCGGTCTACTTCGGGGAGCGCACCGGTCTGTTCCTGGCCGAGCCGCCGCTGATGGATCTCGCTGATATGAACATCGCCCACTGGCAGTCCTACAGTGACCAGCGGCATTGCCTCCACATCGCTCGAATCCCGGTTCTGTTCACCAAGGGGTTGAGCACCCAACCGAAGGAGAAAATCGTCATCGGGGTCAACCGTGCGATCCACGCCACCGATCCGAACGCGGACGTGAAGTATATCGAGCACACCGGAGCAGCGATCGGCGCCGGCCGCGATGACCTCCTCGACCTTGAGCGGCGCATGGGTAGCATGGGGATCGAGCTGCTGATGCCGAACAGGACCGGCGATCTGACGGCCACCGGCAAGGCGATCAACAAGGCGACCGAAGAGAGCGCTTTGCAGATCATGGCGAAGAACCTCCAAGGCGGACTGACCGAGGCGTTCGCACTCATGGGCGAGTGGGTTGGGATCACCGCCGACCCCGAGATCGACATGAATACGAGCTTCGAGCTGATCATCTCCGAGCCGTCGGAGCTGACGACCCTCGACGCGATGAGGATGGGCGGTGAGCTGAGCCGGCTGTCCTACTGGCAGGAGATGAAGCGGCGCGGCGTGCTCCGCGAGGACTTCGACGAAGAGGTCGAGATGGAACGGCTCGCGGAGGAGGCGCCACCAGCGCCGGCCCCGGCCCCGGCCCCGGTGAAGGATGAGGACGAGGACGAGACCGACGAGGACGAGGGTGGCGAGGAGGAGAGCACCGATGAGCCATGAGCGCTACAGGCCGCCGCTGACCCCGGAGCAACAGCATCATGAGGAACGGTTTGAGACGATCCGCCAGAATTGGCGATCGCTTCCGCGGTTGCTCCGCCGAGGGATCAGGCCGCCGAAGCAACACAGCCACGCCCAAGAGGAGGCGCGGCGCCGCCGGCAGATCGAGGCCGGGATCTTGACGCCCACCCCGGTCGAGGAGAGGGAACCATGACCGTTGCGCCCGCCCTCCACGAGTACGTGCTCCACCTTGTGGACCTGAACCGGTACTCGGCTTGGGAGGCGCAGCGTGTGGTCTCGATGCTGAAGGGGATCGCCGCAGACGTGGCCGCGAAGATCGCCGCGACCCCCGATGCACGGCTCAACACCGAGCGCATCCGGCGCCTTCGCCAGCTCGGCGAGGAGGTTCGAGGGGTTCTCGCGGGTTCGATGGCGGATCTCTCCAACGCGCTACAGACCGACTTCGTGAGCCTCGGGAGAGCGGACGCGACCTGGACCGCTCAGTGGCTACAAGGCTGGTCGGGTGCCGCCGCCTTCGATCCGTCCATCACGCTCTCGCGGGTCGAGCAAATCATGGGTGCGATGGAGATCGAAGGTGTGGCGTGGTCCGACTGGTGGGCGAGCCAAGCCGACACGACTTGGCGCCGGTTCCAACGCGAGATGCGGCTCGGCGTGATGCAGGGCGAGACGATGCCGGAGCTTGCCGGTCGTGTCCTCGGGCGGGTCGGGATCGAGCAGGGGGTGTTCGGGCCGACGAGGGCGAACGCGATGGCGATCGCTCGCACCGGCGTCAACCAGCTGGTCGGCGACATTCGGCGCGACCTCTACCAGTCGAACCCCGACACCGTCGCGGCGATCGAGCAGGTCTCGACCCTCGACGCCCACACCACCGAAATCTGCCGGCAGTACGACGGCGCCCGGTGGTCGACCCCGGACATGGAGCCGATCGGCCACAGCCTGGAGTACGGCGGCGGCGTGCCGCGGCATTGGGGTTGCCGATCCTCGGAGGTCCCGGTGGTGCGGTTGCCGAACGGTCAGCTCATGGCGCCCGGTGGTCGAGCCTCCGCCACCGGCCCGGTGCCTGGTGACTTCAACTACGGGCAATGGCTCGACAGTCTCGACGATGATCAGATCCGAGGTCTCATCGGCGAGAAACAGTTCAACCTCTACAAGAGTGGTAAGCTCCCGCTGAGCGAAGCGTTTCGCCACCAGTACAGCCGGCCGAAGCGCCCACCGTGGGCCGGTAAGAAGGCCGCATGATGATCAACCAACCGATCCCGGAGGGAGAAGAACAATGGGCTTGAAGCCAACGCTTGATTCGCTGGACGGAGTGCCTGAAGCGCTCCATGAATACTACGAGGAGAAGAACGGTTCGTTCATGCTCAACGTCGAGGGGATGCTGGCACGCTCCGAGCTTGAGGGGATGGGGCTGAACCCCGACGATCTTCCCGGTCTCGTCAAGAACCGCGACGCCTTGCTGACCGAGGTCAAAAAGCTCAAGACGCGGTATCGGGACGTGGACCCAGAGAAGTACCTTGAGCTGGTCGCCAAGGAGGAGGAGCTGGAGAACGAGAAGCTCAAGGCGAAGGGCGACTGGGACGCGAAAGAGCGCCAGCTCGCCGAGAAGTTCGAGAAGGAGCGATTCTCATGGGACGAGGACCGAAAGGCGATGTCAGGAACCATCGAGGAGCTGATGGTCAGAAACGTCGCACTCGATGAGCTTGGGAAGGCGAAGGTGATCTCGAACCGTGTCCACCTGATCATGCCGTGGATCGAGCGCATGGTCCGCGTCGTGAAAGACGACAGCGGAAAGTATGTCACCGAGGTTCGCAACCCGACGACCGGAGAGGTTCGGATCTCGCCGAAGTCGGGCAGCATGTCTCCGATGACCATTGCAGAGCTGGTCGAGGAGATGAAGGACTCCGAGGAATACGGGGTCTGTTTCGAGTCTGATGGCGTGTCGGGGAGCGGAGCATCCGGCGCAGGTGGCAAGGGCGGGTCACTCGTCGCCACGAGAGAACAAATGCGAGACCCGCGATTCTACGCCGCGATCGAAAAGCGAGCGAAGGATCAGGGCAAAACCGTCAATGACGTGGTTATCAAGGACTAGGAGACCATCATGGCAAACACGCTCTCAACGTACGACCCCCTGTTCTACGCGCAGGAGGGATTGAAGATTCTCAAAAACGCGCTCGGCCTCGCGCCACGGGTGTTTCGTGGCTACGACCGGACGCCCCGGGAGAAGGGCAGCATCACCTCGATTCGCATCCCCGGCACCTTCACCGCCGATGACGCCCCATCGACCGAGCAGGCGATCGTCGCCTCCGAGGTCCAGGTGTCTTTGGACTACTGGCGTGAGGTGAAGTTCGCCGCGACCGACAAGGACCTGACCATCTCCAAGGAGGAGCTGATCACCGAGCACATCGAGCCGGCGGTCTACGAGCTGGCCGATGACATCGACACCACGCTCGCTCTCCTCATGTACCGCGGCACCCCGTGGGAGGTGGCGGCCTCCGCACCGGCCGATGTCGGAGACGTGGTCGCCTGCCGCACCCGCCTGTTCAACAACAAGGCCCCGATGAAGGACGACAACCGCCACTTCATGGTGGACGGGACCGTCGGCGGCGAGCTGCTGGCCGATGCCGCGTTCGCTCAGTTCCAAGGGGCGGGCCAGGTCGGAGCCGACACGCAGATCCGGGGAACCCTCGGCACCCGCTACGGGATGACGTTCTTCGAGAACCAGAACGTCCAGACCCACACCGCCGGGGCGGTCACCGCTGCGACCCCGGTGATCAAGACGACCGTGGCGGCCGGTCTGAAGGCAGTCATTGTTGACTGCGCGACCCTGACCGGCGACGTGAACATCGGCGACACCTTCACCATCGCGGGCCACTCCCAAGCGTACGTCATCACCGCCGATGCGACCGCCGCATCGAACGAGATCGCGCTCGCCTTCGAGCCGGGTCTCGAAGCGGAGGCGACCGCCGAGGACGCCGTGGTGTTTTCGCAGAACACCGGCTCGCAGAGCCTCGCGTTCCATCGGAACTACTGCGCCCTGGCGATGGCGCCGCTCTCCACGATGGGGAACGAGCTCGGCGCCCAGATCGAGACGGTCTACGATCCGGATACCAATATCGGCCTCCGCGCCCGGAAGTACTACGTGGGCGAGACCTCGAAGGTGTACGTCGCTTTCGACTGTCTCTACGGCATCAAGATTCTGCGCCCGAACCTGTGCGTCCGCTTCTGGAACGCATAAGGTAATGAGCGATTGACTGGTGGTTCTCCCGTGCCGGGTGGCTGAGCCGCCCGGTGCGTCACCACCGGAAAGGACGAGGGCAAGACATGGCCAAGGAGACGAAGATGACAAAGCTCGGCGACTCGGTCCCGACGATGTACGTGACAAACAAGACCGACAAGGATGCGCCGCCGATGAAAATCAACGTTGCGGACTTCAACCCGAAGATCCACGCGAAGATCAGCGACGAAGGCAAAGCCGAGCCGAAACCGAAACCGAAGGCGACGCCCAAAACGAAGTAGTCTGAGAGGCCGCTATGGGGATCAATTTCACCGTTGAAGACGGCAGCGGGTTGGCGGCAGCCACGAGCTACATCAGCGTGGAGGACGCCGACCAGTATCACGAGGACCGAGGCAACGCCGACTGGGCCGGAGTAGATGCGGTGAAGCAGTCGGCCCTCATCAAAGCAACGCAGTATCTCGATGCACACTACCTGTGGGCCACCGGACGGAAGGCGACGAAGGCGCAAGCGCTCGGCTGGCCTCGGCTCTTCGCCGAAGACGCTGACGGCTACACGATCGAATCCACGGAGGTGCCGACGGTCGTCGGCCATGCGGCGGCAGAGCTGGCGCGGCAGGTCATTCTCGGCACCGACCTTCAACCGACCGAGACGCGACGAACCTCGTCCGAGACGGTGTTCGGCGCGGTCGCCGTGACCTATGAACCCGGCGCGTCTCCGGCTCCACGATTCACCACGGTCGATAACCTCCTCGCCGGCCTGGTCTACTCCGGGGTCCAGGGGCTGGTGGTGCGGGCATGAGCTTCAACTACGCGGGGGCGGGGCAAACCGCTTATGACCTTTTCACGAGGTTCGGTCAGACGGTGACGGTGAGAACCAAAACCACCACGGACTATGATTCGGACTCTGGAGACGTGACCGAGGTCGAGGTCTCCGAGACCGCGACCGGCGTGCTGCTCCCCGGAGCGGAACCACGCGAGGTAACGGACCAGAACCCGGCGCGGACTCACGACACCGCGCTCTGGATTCTCGCGGCTACCGGGTTGACGAACCCGCCGATTCCCGGCTCGGTGATCGATGGGGCCGGCTACTCGTGGGCGGTGATCGGCCTGACGGTGATCTCGCCGGCCGGCACGCCGGTCGTCTACAGGGTGACGGCAAAGAAAATGAGGGTTGACTGATGAGCAACGAAACAACTCCACTTTCACCAGAAGCGGTGTTCGAGATCATGGCTGATTCCGTCGCGGTTTTGAAGCGAATCGAGGATGCCTGGATCGGCCTCTTTCAGGAGATCGTGGAAGCTGCGCTCAGCGTCGAAAAGATGAGCGAAGAAAATGAGGGTTGACTGATGGCCGGGAAGATGGCGAACGATGTCAAGAAGTTCGATCGCCGGGTCGAGAGCGACGCGGATCGGATGATGGAGTCGTTTCTTCTCGGCCTCTACGGTGAGATCATCCGGCGGACCCCTGTCGCCGCGATGAACGGCGGACGGGCGAAAGGCTCCTGGGAGCTTGGCACCCGGCTCGCCACCGACACCCGAACCACGGACGGTCCGAAGAACCGGGCCGGGATCGTAAGAGCGCCACCGGGCTTGAAGGGGATGGCTCGCAACTCCGACCGGACACCGGTCTACATCTCGTCGGCGATCCCGTACATTGTCCCGCTGGAGAACGGCCACTC